TAGATATCCTCTCTTCTTATTCTTATGCTTCTTTGAGTCTCCGCAATATGGACATCTGAAATTATATAAATCAGGTTTTACTTTCTTTATCTTATCTAATCTTGCTGATATGAGTCCAATATATTTGGAGTCTAAAAATATCATCTAGTATCATTGAACATCGGTTCTATAAGTGTAGCAGTGCTTGATGATGTTGTCAATGATCTCTGAATAAATTTTTGTCCAATTGGACTGACGAGAAAAGATATGATAGTCAACGCTCCTGCTATCGTCCACATCTTCTTTTCTATTATTCTAAGACGATCATCGATCATAAGTATATCTCTTTCACAACCTTTTTTTATCTCATCTGCTTTACGATTTACTTCTCGATGAACACTATCTACTTTTTCAAAAAGAACCTCATCTATCTTATCCTGTTTATCCAACTTTTCATTGTGTACAGCAAGAAGTTGTCCCATCTTTACAGAGTTATCTTGTAAAGAAGCGACGACTTTTTCTAGTCTTTCCAGTATTGCTGTATTAATGTCAGACATTTTTCTTTTTTCGTTGAGATTGTAAACGTTTACGATAGAACATGTTCAACTTTCTGCCATGCCTTTTTCTAAGATCTAACGCAGGATCAAATCCGGAGACAGGTCCTTTCGGATCTGCCTTCCCACTAAAACCGGGAGCACTGGCAGTGCCACCGACACTCATCATCTCTCTTATAAATTTTATTATCCTATCGTTGTCCATTAGATTTTGTTGAGCAGGTCAAGGCATTTCTTATCCACCTTCAGATCGTCAATACCAGATTTGGGAAACTCAGGTATTCTATCAAGAAATAATAAAAATGTTTTTATAAGGGACCAGTATTCCTTCTCTATTTTATAAAACAGTAATGGAATCGTGGCATCTCCAAAGACATTGAAACATATAATAAAATGATTAATTATCAAATGATATTTCAATTCACCTTTCATAACATATTTTTTTAACAATCTCTTTATGTATTTGAATCTTTTCAGATCTTCATGAAAGTCTTCGATCGTTACCGCTTGAGGATTGTCATAAAATTTAATAGCAAAGAGGAGATGATTTTCATCATTCAATTCATCGAATCTCATGTCATATTATGCTGCTACAGTTATTGTGCCTGCTGCTGCACCAATCGCAGCAGAGTTAGTGATAGTAGATGTTGTGTTAGTGCCTTTATCCTTGACTGTTCCACCGTTCAATGCCATAGCATCGGCACCAATTGATAGTATGTCACCTGCATTTGTTGCAGCATCACCTGCAGCAATTGTAAGTTGGAATCTCAATTCGGTACTACCACTACCTGACGCATAAGACAATGTGTGATTTGCCCTTTGATCATTTACTACAGTAAGTTGTGGAGTGCCTGTTACATCAACTTCTTCGTTGAATCTTACATCTACTGTCAATGTTACACCTGCAGCTTTACTGAAGGTTGTTGTTACGAATTCTATATCTGTAATGTCTGCAGCACCAAGAGAAACTGCTAGTCCACCAACTGCTACTAGAATCTCTGGGTCAGCGTTTGTATTGCCATTACCGGATAGTGCAGATCCTGCTTCGCGAACCCATCCACTAGCGGTAGCATAGACTTCTTTCTTCTCCGCAGTTGTTAAATTCTTAGGTTTTGATTCGTCTGAATCACTTGTTCCCCAAAGAGCCATTTCCTTTCTTATAATAATTTGTCTTTAGATATTTATAAAAATACCACGGGTGACCCGTGGTATCTGTGATGTTGTGCTATCTGGACTTGATTGCTGCTTTTACTTGAGCGAACAATTTATCATCAGCATCTGTCTTGGTAAGTTTTACTGCTTTACCAATAATTTTGAGGCAGATATCGATGAGTTTTTCACCTAGTTCTGCATCTTCAGGTATTTTATCTACTGCATCAGAGATAATCTTTGATGCTAAAGGTAGTAGGAATGAAAACATAGTAATAAATGTGTTGGATCCACTCCTATATATGCACTATGTTCCGAGTCCTCCTTTACGAACTGCCTGTACATTTACATAGTCTTGTGTATTCTTGTAACCTGCTTTCTTTGCTGCTGTCTCGGTTTCCTTCTTCTTGACTGCCATCATCTTGAACTTACCGCCACCACTAGGTTTTGCACCTTTGACTTTCTTCTCTTGCTTGCTTCCGGTTCTCATGATCTGACCCTTATACTTTGCTTTGATAGCATCGAGTGCAGCGTCTTTTGCTTTAGGACCTGTGGGTTTCTTTGTACCACCCTTATCATATCCCATTTCCTTCTTCATACGAGTTGCCTCGTCCACGTATGCATTAGCAACTTGATCTAGAAGAGATTCATTAGCAAGTTTGCTTGCTGCCTTCATGATTCCTGAATGCCTTTTCTCTAGTTTTTTACTATCTTTTTTATTAGATTTTCTACCAAACTCCATTGAGTGTTTTGCTAATGAAGTTGCTGACTTCCTAGTGTAATTAGCAAGAGTCTTCTTACTCAACTCATCAATCTTTTCTGATTTTTCAGGTTGATACTCGTCAGTAAACTTAACAGGCATAGAGACTGTGCCTTTACCCTGCACATATTTTGTAGTTCTAGGATTTTTAGGATCATCACTCTTGAAGTCCTTATGTATCTTCTTATATTCTTTCCTACTCATCTTGATCTCCTCTACCTGCACGTTAGGGTTGATCGTAACTTTATTTTTTACACCACCCTCTTTTATCTTCTCACCTTTTTTTGCTGCTTTTCTAGGTTCTCCAGAAGGAGAGATTTCGTTTAGGTCTTTTTTACAGAGTCCCTATCCTCCCAAACAAACTCTGATCTCCAGTCAGAAAATGATTCTTTCTTTATCATCTTCTGTTTACCCTCATTTCTGAGTTGTGCAGCAGGAGTTTTCATCTTACTAAATCTTTCTTTTTCTTTTTCACGAGATATAGTGCTAACAATCTTTGAAGATCTGTCTAGTGCCTTACTGCCTTCTTTGCTATCAAGTCCTTTACTAAGTGCTGTGCGACTTAGATTACCTGCCTTACGATACATCTTTGTAGTAGGAAGATCTTTCTTTTTTTCTTCAATAGTATCACCTTCTGGTTCGTGACTGTTCGCTAATGGTAAGAAGTTAGAACCTAGTCCACCACCTGCTGTATACCCTTTGAATTTTGCTGCCTTTGCTTTAGCATATGCAGAAGTAGGAACATTTCTAGAAGCATAGTCACCTCTTGTCAAAGTGATATCCTCTTTTGCCATTTTCTCACCTGCCTTCTCCATACCCTTCAGTCTTTTATTGACCTGCTTGAGTTTGATGTCCTTTGCTTTTTTAGGTATACCAGATCCATGTTGTGTTGCCACCATGTTTCCTCTGGTTTCTTTACTTGCCTTCTTAATATAACCACCTAGAGTTTTATTACTCAACTCATTTATATTCTCTTCTTCTACTGAAGCAGGTGTAGTATCTTCTACCTCATGCTCAATGACTTTACCATCAGCATCTTTCTGATGATGCTCTTTAGCAATCTTTTTACCCATCGCTTTTTTGATTGCTTTGTCTCTAGAACCCATATACTCATCTGTACCAGATTCTATTTTACCGTCACCATCGTAGTCCTTCTTCGCCATCTTACCTTCAAGGTAGGGTTTACGAAGATCTTCGTATGCTTGGGACCAAGGATTACTCATCTGTATTTTTTAATCTTTTATATTTATTATTTAGTTAGTTTCTATATCTCTACAGATTCTGTGATCCAAGATCTGAACATCTCTTTATTTTTATCTAAGCAAATTAGATGATTAGATCCTCTTCTTATTATAACTCCAATCCTATCATGTGACTCAATAACTGCTCCTCTCTTGAAAATATCACCCGCGATATATTGCTCACGAATTGTTCTCTCATCAACAGGTATTATATTGAGACTGATAAAATTATATAAGTTTCCGTTTTGTTCGAGAGCAAGTTTTTGTAATTCTTTTGCTCTACTTTGTCTGACTACAATATTGACAGCACCATAACCACTCTCATATATTGATTGTAGTACATCATATATTGTCTCAGCATTTTCATCATCTATAATAGAGTCTCCGTATGTTTCTTTGAGTGCCTCTATATCAGCATCTCTGCTTGGAAAAATATAATACTTACCCTCTGCATATTCTGCTGTCGCTCCTACAATATTAGTTGCTATCTCTTCATCATCAAATTTATCAAATGCAATTGTGAGAGGTTGACTTCTTGCAGCAGCATCCAATTCTTTTCTAGCAGCAGCATTTTGAACAAGAGATGTCATTCTCTCCATATCAGCAGCAGTGCCACCACCTTTTGATCCTGCCTGATTTACACCACCACTTGCAAATTTAGATCCTGATTTAGCAGCAGTTGATGTATCTTTAGAACCCTCATCTTCAGAACCAGTTCTACCAGAGAACATTTTGAGTTCTCCTGATACAGTTTTTGCTTTTAGATTACCTTGTTTGTCATACCAATCTCCGTGACCGTCCCCGACGAGACCCAAACGTTTTGCTTGAGACGACGCCTTTGTAGTTCGTGCTTCTGCGATGAATTGTGCGTATGCCTTCACGGATTCTTTTATAAAATTGAGATTTGTTTTTTTGAATTAACGCTAGACCTAATGTCTTGTATTGTATATATTTATGCTCGTCATCCTGCAGACCTTCAATAAACTCTAGGTAGAATTGAGTGAAGGTCTCAAGTTCTATTTTCATAGACGCTACTTTTTTCTTATCTCTTGTATATTGAAAGATAAGTTCGTTCATTAAATCTTCAATCATAAGTAAAAGAATCCTGTGCCTGCTTCAAGAATCTGCCTGAGTAAAATTTTGTAACCATCTGCTCTTTTATCTGCATCTACTCTAGCACGAAATTGCACTAATAGTTTATTACCACTATTAATCTTAATAGTCGGGTTATCTGTAAAATTAGATGCTACCGATAGATCAGCGTTTTCAATAGCATCATCGAACTCTGGACCAAAAGTTCTCTCTGAATACGCTCCCTGTGCTCCTGCCAATTTCACTAATTGTATATCATCATCACCTCTTGTTGCACCATACCTGATTGTGGCAGCGAGTTTTCTTCTAAAATCTAATGCATTGATTTGAGTTTTGATTTGTTTCTCTGCCCCTTTATAGTATATCGTTGCTGCTTTTTTTAATTTGGTTCCCCAAACACTCCCAGTAACATCTTTACTTGTCTGTGCTCTAAAAGAAAATGCATCAGTCACATTGAATTGTTTTATATAATCATTCACTGCAGTTTTGACACTACCATCTACAAAAATTCCCATATTATCAGCAAAGAGTTTATTAAATTCAGCAATACCAAATCCCTTGACTTGAGCAAACTGTCTACCACTTTCAGTTTTAAGTGAGATTTGTTTTCCTATCTTTCTCCCATTAGCAGATAGTCCTATATCTACCTTTGTTTCTAATTGATTACTCACACCATCAGCATCTACAAGTATCTTATCATTCTTAGCATTGGTTGCTAATCTATTTGCTTCCCTTATAAATGTAGGATCATTATTAGCATATCTCACTGCTCTCTCAAATATATCTCTGACCTGAGTTCGATTTGATTTTTTAGATAAAAAATCCATCGCTGCTTGAGGTAGAGTAAGTTTGAAGACTACCTTATCTGAAAACATCAACTCTCTCACAACATTTATAGTTGTCTCTATTTCATTTCCGGGGGCACCTTTAGGTATAAAATCAAATGGTTTAGGAACATCTCTAACAGTCTTACGATATATGCCACCACTTCTAAAAAATTTTGCTAAAACTGCATCTACATCAGTTGCATTTACTTGAGGTAAATTATCTACACTTTGACCTAATTGTCTTTTTATAAACTTTGCTGTCAAAGCAGCACCCATAATTCCTTCTGCTATGTCTCCTCTATTAGCAGAAATTTTTGCCATAAAAAAATACCCCCTGTATAGGGGTATTTATTTTTATATTAGACCTAAAGATCCGGCGGTTACACCCACTGCTAGAAAGAAACCAAATTCTATAAGGTCTCTAAATGGACTATGCAGTAGTTGTTTCATTAACCGATTGAAGGTGCTGATAAAGCAACTGTTGTTGACTCTGCTGATGCAAGATCAAGTGGGAAGTTGTGTGCATTTCTTTCGTGCATTACTTCCATACCTAAGTTTGCTCTGTTTAGAACGTCACCCCACGTAGGAATGATTTTCCCGTTTACATCTACAACTGATTGGTTGAAGTTGAAACCGTTCAAATTGAATGCCATTGTACAGATACCCATAGAGGTCAACCATACACATACAACTGGGAATACAGCAAGGAAGAAGTGTAAACTTCTTGAGTTATTGAATGAAGCATATTGGAAAATAAGTCTTCCGAAATATCCGTGTGCTGCCACGATATTATATGTTTCTTCTTCTTGTCCAAACTTATATCCATAGTTCTGAGACTCAGTTTCTGTAGTTTCTCTGATTAGAGATGATGTAACTAAAGAACCGTGCATAGCACTGAAGAGTGAACCACCAAACATACCTGCTACACCTGCCATATGGAATGGGTGCATTAGAATATTATGTTCTGCTTGGAATACGAACATGAAGTTGAATGTTCCAGAGATACCTAGAGGCATACCGTCAGAAAAACTTCCTTGTCCGAAAGGATACACTAAAAATACAGCAAATGCTGCAGATACTGGTGCAGAATATGCTACACAGATCCATGGTCTCATACCTAATCTGTATGATAATTCCCACTGTCTACCCATGTAGGCAGAAATTCCAATAAGGAAGTGGAAAATAACTAACTGATAAGGACCACCATTATACAACCACTCATCTAGAGTTGCTGCTTCCCATATAGGATAGAAGTGTAGACCGATAGCATTTGAAGATGGAACAACTGCACCTGAGATGATGTTGTTACCATACATGAAAGAACCTGCCACGGGTTCTCTGATTCCGTCGATATCGACAGGAGGTGCTGCAATGAATGCAACGATGAAACATGCTGCTGCTGTGAGTAAGCATGGGATCATGAGTACACCAAACCAACCAACGTAAAGTCTGTTGTTAGTTGATGTTACCCACTCGCAGAACTCAGGCCAACCTGCTAGGAGACCTTTACTGCGGGTTTGAGTTGAAAGAGTTGTCATTTAATAAGACGTTTGTAAGTAGGGCATCAAGGGTAGATGCGAAACTTATTTCCAGTAATCCCTCACTACTGGATAAAAGACGAAGTATTATACTGCCTATAGGTCTTGGTTTGAGAGCAGTCTTCAAAGGAGGGCGATCTTTCGAGTCCTATGAAATGTGTTGAGATCAAAATCTACTAGTCTTATTTATAGTAACACAACTTTACATACTTGTCAAGAATTTGGAAGTTGAGGTCGAATTACATGGCGATCAACCATAGGCATATGATTATACTTGGCATAGAAAAATGGATGTAGTCCTGTAATTTTTTTTAGTTCTGCAAGCATTTTATCTTTCTCTAGATATTGCTTATCATGTCCTGCTTGAGGATGAAGTTTTCTTCTTCCAAGTTTACCTTCATCCCCAAACAACATACCCATAGTTCCCTCAATAATTCTACCATCAGCATCTCTAAGTATCCATCCATCCTCTAGTATATTCAACTTTATAGAAGTAAGTTGTCTAGCAGTATCAAAAGAAATTTGATCTCTATTAGGACCGATCAAAGAATACTTCCACCACAATTCACTGAACTTATTGAGATCTTCCGTAATCACACGCCACATAGAACCTAGTATTGGTGAGCAATATTTTTTGAAATTATATCCAACATCCTTAATAGTATTTGTGATCAGAATCTGATCATCCCAAGTATTCATTGATGCCAAAAAACCTTCAAGAACCTCATCATAGTATGTGTATTTACATGGATGCCTCATGATTGTAAAATCATGTTTGTCAAGATTTTCTTTGGAACGTTCAACATACTCCTTTGTCATCACATAACAACCATCGATCCATGTTGTCTTAGATCCGATAGGAAAATATAAATGAGGATTTATTTTTGGATGTGAAGATTTTCTCCTAGGACATTTATGATCTACTAAAATATCTCTAAACTCCCACGGTCCTTTCTTTTCTACAGTACCGTCAGTGAAACATACATATTGAACGTCTGGATCATAATAATGATCTGGAATTTCATCATACCCATTAGTGATACAAGTGTAGATAATCATGATGGGAGTTGAGGGTTTATAACATGACGTTCTACCATAGGCATGTGATCATATTTGGCATAAAAGAAAGGATGTAGTCCTGTAATTTTTTTGAGTTCTGCAAGAAGTTTATCACGCTCAAGATATTGTTTACTATGACCTACTTGAGGATGCAATTTTTTCCTACCAACTTTTTCAAATGACATTCCCATACTTCCGGGTTGTCTGAATCCATCCTTTGCCAAAAATCCATACTCTAATATATTCATCTTCATACCTGTGAGTTGTCTTGCAGCATCGAAAGCAAGTTGATCTCTATTGGGACCAATCAAAGAATACTTCAACCACAACTCATCAAATTTGACAAGATCTTCTGTAATCACTCGCCATATAGAAGCACACACTGGTGAGATATAATCTTTGAAATTATATCCAATATCCTTTAGAGTTTGAGTAATAAAAATTTCATCATCCCATGTATCCATTGATGTCATGAATCCTTCCAATACCTCATCCATATATGAATATCTATTTGGATGTCTCATGATTGTAAAATCATGATTGTCAAGATTCTGTTTAGAACGCTCAACAAATTCTTTTGTCATACAATAACATCCGTCAATCCAAACTGTTTTTGATCCCATGGGGAAGTACAAGTGTGGATTTTGTTTAGGATGTGTTGATAATCTTACAGGGTCATCGTGTTCAATTAGAATATCTCTAAACTCCCATGGTCCTTTCTTTTCTATTGAACCATCAGTGAGACAAACATACTGAACATCTGGGTCATAATAATGATCTGGGATTTCGTCATACCCATTAGTAATGCAAGTGTAAATGATCATAATGTTTTACCAATCCTTAATTCTCCTTTAGTAGACAATCTAGTTCTATATCTAAATCTACTTAGTCCTGTCACCTTACACAATCTCAAAGCAGCATCGTGTGGATCTTTTTCAACAGTTCTTTTGTAATCACCTTGTCTAGTCTTCCACCATATACCTTCTGGTGATGCATCAGAGAATTGATTTATAAATTTTCTACATGGAGCATGACCATAATTCTCCGGCAAAGCAACTGCCATAGACAGTTGATCACGAACTCCACCACGAAGATATAAATCCCACCATCTATCATTAAATTCTTTTTGATCCCTACGCCAAATTACAGTGCCCATTGGTTGAAAATGTTTTGAGAAGTCATAAAAAGGATTGATATAATTTGTAAAAGAAAAGATATCTTCTTCACTCACCCACCCTCGTTGTATATACTCAGCACACTCTTCAATATATGTATGTTCATGTGGATGCTGCAATACAAATAGATCGTGCTTCTCAAAAATTTCTTCTGAAAGATCTCTAAATTTTTTATTTAAAAAATGAACTCTACTAGCATCAATATAAACAGAGGGTCCTGAGAATGGACACTTTATTTTAGGTATCCTACTATCACGTACCATGTCTCCTGTAGATTCTTCTACCTCAGTGATTACTTGAACCCATGATGGTGCTTGAAGATCTTCAATATAATTTCCAATATTAACAGTGTAATAAATCATCTATCATCTGCTGCTCTATTCTCCGAGTGATAAACATCAAAGTCTCCTCCGGGATAACGTTTCTTAAGTTTTTCAACGTTACCTGCTATGACCTCATCTAAAGATACATCGAGTGCTTTACATGCCTGCATCACATACCACATAACGTCACCCAACTCAATAATAAGATGTTCTCTATTATCGTCGTTCCAAGGTTTACCTTGGAATAACATTTTCTTAACGATCTCCATAAACTCACCACCTTCAGCACTGATACCAACAGCAGCAGTAAGAAGCCGCTGAATATTGGAACCTTCTCCGTCAAGATATTCAATACTATCAAGGAAAGATTTATAATCTTTACTGGGATTGGATGTGACACCATCCACGAATACAGCGTACTTTTCGAGATCAACTTGTTTAGAATTTCCAGTCATTAAAACTTGCTTTTGAAACTTTTGCAGGAATAGGTGTATCTACACTTGTGTCCAAGATATCATCTTGTGCTTCCTGTTCACAATCATACAACCTCATCTTCGGTCTGTCAATACCAACAACAAATCTTTTATTATATGTTGGATCATTGTATCTATTCTTTAATTGCTTGACCATTATTTGTCCAAGTTCTCCTAGTTCATCACTACTAATAAGTGCAATCATAAGGTCAGCAGTTGCAGGAAGACCGAATGATTCTGATGTATCTGTGAGATCAGGATCAGTGCTAGTAAAACCACTTCTTGTAGTTTGAGTTGCAGAAAAAATTGGTACGTCAAATTCCACAGCAAGACCACGAAGTTCTTCAGCAATTGCTTTGACATAATTGTATGAGTTTACATTGACAGCACTTCTATATCTTGATGATGCACAGATGTTTAGATAATCAATAAAAATAATATCAGGTATAAAATTTTTCTTGAGTTTCAGTTCACTCAATAATGATCTGAAGTGTCCTACATGTGCAGATGCAGTAGGATACTCTTTGATGATCAACTTACCTTGAGTTTTTTCTCTGAGTTTGTTTACCTTTTTTTCAAATATAGTTTTTGGTAATTCTGCAACTTCTTTGATATTTGTATTCAATAAGTTGGCATCAATTCTTTCTGCTATTTTCTCCTCTGCCATCTCACAAGTAACATATAAAACATTCTTGCCTTGTAGTAAAACACTAGCAGCATAGTGACACATGAATAAAGACTTACCAACACCTGTTCCTGCGAGTGCAATATTTAAGGTTTTATTAGATACACCACCTGCTGTGATCTTGTTGAACATCTCAAGGTCAAACTCTATCTTGTTTTCTTTTCTATGATAGTATTCATATCTTCCTTCTGAATCATCAATATAATCATGACCTACATGTTGATCAAATCCTACTGCTAAAGCATCCTTCAATATATCTGGTATCGCATCGTTACTATGCTTTTCATCTTGACCATCAGCAATTTGTATACTCTTCATCAATGCAAGATATATTGCTCTCTCTTTACACCATGACTCTGTGGTATCTTCTGCCCATGCTCTCTCAGAGGTTGACTCATGCAAAGCATCAATCAAATTTTGAACTAAAGAAAACTCATCTTGTGTAAGGTCATCACGCTTCTCTGCCTCGATATGAAGAACTTCTTTAGTAGGAAGTCCATCATATGCTTTGACATATTCTGCAATTTGTTGAAACACTACACGATCAGTTCTCTCTTCAAAATATTCATCACGAATAAATGGGAGAACCTTACGAGCATATACTTCGTCATGAAGTAAATTACTCAGAATCGTTAGTGGTACTCTCTCCGTTTCCATAACTAAAAGTTTGTTTTGCAACAGTGTCAATTTTTTCTAATACTTCTTGAGTAAAGTATTTCTCAGGATTCTTGTATATCTCAGAGGCATATATTTTCTTACCTTCAACTTCGTAACGAGTTGAGACCTTCTTCCAGATCCCACCTTTCTCAGCAAGTTCAAGAAGACCATAGTATTTGTCCAAACCACGCTTGTCATAATATAAACGTGTAGAAATTTGTTCGCTTTCTTTGCTTATACGCGACTTAATAACCTTTGCCTTGATAATGTTTCCGACTCTTTCTGTTCCTTCTTTTTCTTGAGATTTAGATAGGTATATGATAGTAGTGGCAGCATACTTGAGACCGCTACCACCGCCCATCTCCTTTGTGGGCATGTAAGATCCGATAACATCATAGGTGTGGTTCAAAACAATTAGTGGGACTTTGGCAATACTGAGTTTCTGTGTTAGAACTCTGAATGCACCTTTTACAAGTTGTGCCTTAGACATGTCACGAACTGACTTACCATCCGCTATATCTTTGGTTTCTTTTTCCGTAGAAAGATTTCCTAAAGAATCAAGAACCATGAGCATTGGTTGTCGTTTTTCTTCTTCCTGACTATTATACTTGTCTAGTATTTTATATGCAACATTTCTGAAGTCTTCTACAGTCAAGCAGTCGATTGTTAGAAACTGTTTTCCTGTAGGATCCATTCCCCTCTTCTCTAGTAATTCTTTTGTTATAGCACCCTCTGTGTCAAAATATACAACTCCTCCTTTAGGATTTTCTTTCATAAAATTATTACAGATAGAAAGGGCAAAAAAAGTTTTACCGGTTGCTTCTGCTCCTGCAATAGCAGTAATTTTATTGTCAGATACACCTCCAAAGATGGATGTGCTACAGAGTGCATTGAAGATATAGGAACCAGTATCTAAAAATGAATGTGATTCTTCCAGATTCTTGGACAACTTTGCAGTGTCCTTTCCTATATCTTTGATTACATCATCAAAAAAATTCATCAAATTACCATTCCATAGGTTTCTCGCAGGATCTTTTTGTAAGGACCACCGGGATGTGCATCCCTAGTTTCCTTTACTAACTTCAATTTTTCATATAGGGATGAATCCCCACCAAGTGTCAACGCTTTGACAATAGTTTCTAGTTCTTTGTCGTTAATTGGTAAATCCAAAATAAAATGTCCTGATTTTAAAAGTATAGCACTAAATGAAGAAAGATTCAAGTGTTGCAGTTTTTTCAAGTGACCACCCAATAGCATCCAGTATCGCCCGAACAGGTTCGATAAAAGATTTATTGAATTGTAAATCGTAATCGATATATTTTTGCAATCCTAACTCAGTGGGAAATTGATTGATAAACGAAATAACATTTTCATGAATCGGATTAGGTTTCTTGAGGTAAACAAACTTTATTTTTTCGCCATTGTTTATCATATTATACTTATTATCTAGTTTATTTTTCTTTATATGATGATTGAAAAGTAAAGATCCTCTAGAGTGAATAGGAGTTCCTTTGGTGTATATGCCACTTGAACTTTGATACTTCGTTACATTAGAAACCGATCTAGGAAATGCAATCTCCTCTGCAGGCAACTTCTTGAAGTCTACTCTTGCTTTTTCTACAAAGTCTATAATATCTTGTTCGGTCTGTGTTAGTATAACTTTCAATGCATCTCTAATAAGAGTTCTACATGGTGCAGGTGTAGATGATTTGACTGCTTCAATACCCATCATCTTCAGTTTTGGTTCTGCAAATCTTACACCTTCTATATCCCATGCATTCAAAATATATCTTTTCTTTGCTGTCCATATACCTCGCTCTGCTATTGTCTCACGCTTCATAAACATCTTCTGTTCGTAAGCATTTACATACGTGGCCAACGCTTCGTAAGAACTCGAAATATACTTTTCAAGTTCCACATCACAGATCTTATCAAGGAACGAGACAATGCCTTCAGTAATCTTTTCTCTCCCTTGGTATACAGTTTCGACCAGAGGACCCATATGCAAATAGATAGAGTCAGTATCACTAGCAATGACATAATCAACCTCCTTGGTTTTTAGTATTTTATTAATGTAGATGTTCATCTTGTTCTCTATCCAACGAATAGAAAACTGACCACCTAATGTGATTGCTTCAGCACATGCTAATTTGTAATAACGAAAATAGTTATTACCGATAGCACCATAGGCAGAGTTGAGT